TGGACGACATCGACTTCAAATTCTTCCACAACTGGAAAGCCTTCTTTGGCAATCAAAAGACCTACAACGTCACAGACAAATACCGAAAAAAAAGAAGAGTGGTGGGAAAACTGTGTATATGGCTCTGCAATCACGCAAATGACCCTAGAGGACATCTTTCCGGAACGGAGCTTTACTGGTACTTAGATAACGTAGTTACGATTCAAATACTTGAACCTTTATTTTAAATATCCTGATATAAAAGTACGCTACGATGGCGACAAGTGAGATGATCTGTAGAAGACTGAAATGATTGGGACCAAACACGAACAAACATATAGTATTGGGTGTATCCTTTACGACCACCCATAGGACCAAAGAATCTAGGAACACCGTCGATAGTCTCCTGTGTCTCTTGTATCTGTACGTCTTTGTTAAACGGTACGGAAATTGAAGTATCTAGAAACCCGTCGGTTGCAGCCTGGCCGAACCCCGTAATCTTATAATTGCGAATCTTAATAATCTTAATATTGTCAGTGTTAAACTTGGAGACGCTGGAAAGACCGGCAAATTGACCAGGAGTAGCGGTCATGTCGAACATGGGAATATTCCCATTCGGGGCGGTTTGAGTCGGGATAGTAGTAATGGTCGTAGCCGGAGTCATTGTTGTGCCTTCGTTGTTGGTGTCTGCACCGGCATTTGTAACGTCCATCTGAAAGTCGGACGAGAAAACGCCAAGTTGAATATGGATATCACCGGCTACAAGATTCTGAAAATGAAGACGCCATTGGAACTTGTAAATTCGTGCTCGGGAACCAATCATTTGACCGGATCCTGTGCCTTGTGCAAACGCGGACTGCCAAGGCGCGAAAATGCGGACATTCATTCCGGTTGTTCCATTTCCCGGCGCGAGGTTGAAAGAAGTTTCTGTGTATTGTTTCTTCTTGACTTCGGCTGTTCTTAGAACAATCTTCTGAACGGCTCTCTTGAAAGAACGACGCTTGGCTGAACGGAGAACGCGCTTTACGCGACTCCGTCTGAAAGTGCCTCGCCGTCGGAATCGACGTCTGAATCGGGTACCTCGGCGCATGCTTGTGCGATTTGTTCCAATAGAAAGAGGATTCGGTCGACTTTGTTTTGCAAATCGAGGAGAATTTGGTGGTGTGAGGAGATGGTGCTTGCGCTTCCTGCTTTCATCCAACGAATTACCAAATGCGGAAGTTAAAGGCCAAATAGGACCGAGACTCTGTGCTGCGTATCCTAATTGGGGTGCCGCGAGTCGCGCAGCAATAGAGAAAGAATTCATCGAAAAATTTTTCGATTGCGCAGCACGCTTATATAAGGCTGACGCTGACGCTGGAGTCGGAGGGTAATATTAATGCCCTCCGACTCTTTCCGCTTCGACGCCAAAAATGTGTTTCTCACGTACCCACAGAGCGGACTTCTCACAATGGAACGGCTACGAGATTTCCTCGTGGAGGAGCTCGGTGCACGATGGTTTCACATTGGACGCGAACCTCATGACGACGGGCAACCTCATCTTCACGCTTATGCTGGATGGGAGCAGAGGCACAGAGCTCGGAGCGCCAATCACTTCGATGTTGACGGTAAACATCCCAATATTGCTATCCCAAGAAGCGTACGAGACGTGCGCAAGTACGTCGGAAAGGGGGGAGATATTCTCACGAATTGCGACGGGCCCGAGTTTGACAGAGACGATGAGCAATCTGACAAGTGGAAAGAACTTCTGGCATCTGAGAACAGACGCGAATTTATGGACAAGGCTCGAGAACTGTGTTGTAGAGACTATGTTCTGCAGCATGAGCGACTGGAATACTTTTGCGAGAAACACTACGGACGAGAATCTGCCGTGTATAGTGGAAGAGCCAGAGGAGCCTTTCGGGAGCCAGATGCCTTGACAAGGTGGGTAGAAGAAAACTGGGAGGTACTGGTCCGGGGGGGCCCCAGTCCCCTCCCTACCAAGGCATGCGCATATCCTCTCATGCCTATTGATTTAGAGACCGCGAATGGAGAGACCACGCTCGCTCTCGCTGGTGGGAGCATCTAGGCTCGGGAAAACTGAGTGGGCAAGATCTCTTGGACCTGCCACATACATGTGCTCAATGTTCAATCTCGATGACTGGGACGAACACACCGATACCATCATACTGGACGACATCGACTTCAAATTCTTCCACAACTGGAAAGCCTTCTTTGGCAATCAAAAGACCTACAACGTCACAGACAAATACCGAAAAAAAAGAAGAGTGGTGGGAAAACTGTGTATATG